CATGGTTAACAAATCTACTATCTGCGTTGTTGTTGGATCATGTGTTGCGATGGGCTGGCTAGCCACCAAGCCCCGCCTGCTTTCTCGCCTGTACAATGGTGCATATGAGTCCGTCACAACTTGGTACCGAAATGAGGTTACCAAGGGTGCCGTCGACGCACAAGTGGCTCTTGTTAAGAGCAAGGTGTCGAAGCGAGCTTGGAAAAGGCTTGAGCAATTAAACTCCGTTGAATTAACAACTGTGTTTGGAGAGGAGTACTCCCCTGACTCTCTCATTCCATTGGCATATAAGTACAGCCGACAGGTACGTACTTTGATGTGCGCGCCTAAGAAAAGCGCAGCAAATCAGAAGTGCGCATACCATGCGGTGTGTAAAGCCATGGAAGGAGATGGAGTCAAACCCCACCATATTCACAAGGCCATACACATGGCCGTCCAGCTCGTATTTGTGAAGGATAAATACGAGATAGAAGCTCAGAACATGGCTGATGTCCTTGGAGCTGCCATTGAATACGGACAATAGTGGGGCCGTGTTGTGTTGACTGGGTGCGAGGCGGTGGTTCGAGCCACTCACCCCAGTATTAAACTGTTGCACAACCACGGTATAGCAAAGGCAAGACACGCTGTGGGTTATGTGCGTGATTGCATAGGAAATAACGTTTTCTTTTATAATAACACACTCTCTGTCGGATTAAGGGCATTGACAGAGAGACTTTATTATGTCAAGAGCAAGGATGGTTTAGTCCCTTGCCCCAAACCCACCATTTCCTTCCAACGTTTACATGCGTTCCGCGATCAGGTCCTGAGACATGTAACTTCTCCTCCTGTATGGACATATGATGAGTTTGTCCAAAGTTATACAGGATCGAAAAAGAAGCGTTATCAGACCGCAGTCGACAACTTGATGTCTGGCGGTATCAAGAAGCATTATGGGTTTTGGAAGACATTTATAAAAGCTGAGTTCTATGATGGAACAGCTAAACATGACCCTTGCCCACGACTAATCCAACCTCGCAGTTATGAATATAACGTGCTCGTTGGATGTTTCTTACGGCCTATTGAGAAACTTATCTACAAGGCCATTGACAAGGTATTTGGACACCATGTGGTGTTGAAGTGTGACAACCCATGGACGAGAGCTGAAACAATACGGCAGCATTGGGATGCTATCCCCGATTGTTGCTATGTTGGTTTCGACGCCTCACGATTTGACCAACACATCTCCCGCCCAGCATTGGAGTTCGAGCATTCTTGGTATTTGAAGCTGTACAAGAATGCATCTGATCTCATGCAATATTTATCGTGGCAGATCAACAACAGAGGGTATGCCAATTTTAGTGATGGGGCTCTATGCTACGAGGTAGAAGGGTGCAGGGGATCGGGGGACATGAATACGGCATTAGGCAATGTAATTATCATGTGCAGTTTGTCCCATGCTTATTTAGAGTCTCTTGGAGTTCCTTACCGGTTTATAGATGATGGTGACGATTGTGGGGTGTTTATCTCGCGTTGTCATTTGCATCTACTT